CCTGCCCGCCGCTCACAATCACGGCATCGTTTACCCATACCGCAGCCGCTTCGTACCGCTGCTCCATGTTCATGCAAGCATTGGTTAAACGGTCGATGATTTCATCTGCCGCATCTGAATTAACATCGTCGATGCCGTCAAATTCCAAGCAGATAGTTACTTGTAGTGCTTTGTTCATTGGTGCTTACCCCTTTAATTCTTCTACTTCAAATGCTGTAAAAGCCGTTACGTCTCCGTATCTAACGCAAGACTCCATGTATGAGAGCAACCACTCCCACACTTCGGCTTCGGTGTCAGCTTCGATAACGTCGTTAAACTTGATTCGGAATTGCTTGCTAGGTTCGTTGTTCATGCTGCCGCTCCTTCAACGTGTCCCTTTAACTTTGGCAAGTCGTTTTCCACCGTTACCCAGTACCCGCCAAAGCATTTGAATTGCATTTGAGAGCCAGATACGTCTATTAGCACCACCCCACCGTCGCCATGCGAATCGGCTTCGGTCTGGATACCTTTTGCGTTCCACAACCCAAAAGACAAGTTTCCTTGATTGCCGTCGATGCACTCCTGCACCAATCGCGCAGCCGTATATTCCAAATCCCCGCGACGATCCCCCATGCGATCCCGCAGCCTCGCGCAAATCTGCCGCACTTGATCCCCCGCCCAATGGCAATACACCACCGGAGAGAATTCATTGCCGCGTACCACTTGAAACAATACTCGCTCGCCCATGTGCGCTATCTCCTTTATGCGTTAAGTGCTTGTGAGACTTGGCGGGACTTCATGCGAAATGCCATCCCGTCGCTAACACGAACAACATCCCAACCCCGCCGCCCCAAGGGAATACGCAACTGGTATTGAGTGCCGCCGTAATTCACGGTCATGCCAGAAACAGGCTTCGGGGTAGACTTCTTGCGTTCCCAATGAGCGCGGACTTTCTTACGCCACTCCGCAGAAGCTTCGTTGAGGGGTTCCGTTGCTGTATCAATTAGGCGCAGGGGGCAGTCGTAATAGTAGGGATGCATGGTTTCGTCCATGTCTTTGTAACCCCAGTTTTGGAAAGTGCGACCAGACGATCCAAGCAGGAACAGCCCGATAAGCCGCTCCTTCGTGTCGTTATTCTCAATCTGAATCCAAAGATGATTACCCCGCAGCGAGTGATCCGTAATCGTTGCCGATGAATACTTGGCAGGGTCTAACAAATCTTTAACCAATTCGTCTTTCGAGTTTTTGTAAAAGAGCCAACCCATGTGTGCTATCTCCTTCGTTGTGTGCTGTCTGAATGTGAGTTTACTCAAGCCGGTTGTGCTGTCAACAACTTTATCAGGAGTAGCGGGGTTGGCAGTCCCCCGCCCCATGCTTACGCAGCCTTACGCCCTTTGGACTTCTTGGTGCTTGCGCGGAAACTAACGTGATAAAGAGGGCTGACCTCCTTCTCTTTATGGTCGCCGCTGCTGTCGAAGACCCGTCCGTTTTGCCACCAGTACTCCTTAATACCGGAGACATCGAACACGGCAATTTCAAACTCCTCGCCGTCGATCCTGAACATTGAGCCCATGTCCATCTCGAAAATCTTTTTGCATCGCTCAATCGCGTCGAAAGCCGTCTCGCCATTGCAGTACGAACCCACGCCGCCCATGTCGATCAACGCAAAAAACTTGTAAGACTTCTTTACAGACATTTGTGCTTCTCCTGATTGAGTTGTTAAAGAACCAGTAGCCGCGAGTGCTACCGTAATCAGATAATGACACAAGCCGCTTGAGCAGTCAAGAAAATCGGAGAGCGTGACCATTCTGCGGTCGTTTGCGTAAAACCGCCGGAGAGCCTCTAGGCAAGCCGCTTGTGCTACCCTTGCTCTTGGTATTGGTTGGCGCTGAAATCGCCTGTAATCGAGTGATCCACAGGTTATCCACAGGTTGCAATAAAGTTGTGGTGCTGATGCAACAGTTGTGGCGTGAAAACAACAGGCTTGGGAATTAATTCTAGGAACTAATTCGGGGCAAGTTTGTTGCGCGTTGCCGTAAGTTGTTGAGTGGTAAGGGCGAAATGCTCGAAATGGGTATTTTTGTATTTAATTCTTTATTTTCTGGAAGATAGACACAAAGACAGGGAGACAGAAAAAAGAGATATAAAGAAAGGATAGTAGAAATAAATAAATATATATATTTATATATATACCTATATCTATATGCTTACCAATCAATCACTTACAGGCGTGTTGTTTTTTTGCTACATGAATTCTTTCCTATTCTTTCGAGTTAGCAGGGGAACGGGGGGTCGAGTGCTATTTACCGATGCAAAGGGGTTGCGTACTATAGGCGCGCATGGGAGTGTACCCAATGGCTACGGGTATACCAGTTGACTAGGCTACGGGCTGAATAGGGAGCGCGTAAAGATGACGGATAAGGCGTTAGAGGCGATGAAAGCAGGGGGTGAACTAGTCCGTAGGGGGTCACGCAAAAAGCCCCCAAAAGCCGCGACAGTCGCTCCAGTTAGTGTTATACCCGAGCAAAGCACCCAAGCACCCATAGAGCCTATAAAGGATTCCCGCAAGCATCCAGACGTATCAGTTGCCCAAACAGTAGCCAACATGGTTTTCGCGGGGATGACTCAAGAGACTATCTGCCGTGTTCTCAAAATGGGCATGGATACGCTGTATAAGCACTACAAGACGGAGCTCGAAACCGGACAAGCCGCGATAGTGAACAACATTTCGACCAGTCTCGCGCAACGCGCCCTCGCGGGTTCAGACACGGCCGCGATATTCCTGCTCAAGACGCGAGGGGCGGGGAAGTTTACGGAGCGCAACGGACTGGAGTTGACGGGGAAAGACGGGGGTGCAATCGAAATCAGTCAGCGCACCGAAATCCTGAGCACGGTTAGCGGCCTACTGAGTAAGGGAATCACGATAGACGGGGAAGCCGAGCCGCTAGACTAAAAAAAGGGGAAGCAAACGCCTCCCCATAGTGTGGTTAGAGTGTGGCGGCTTATGCGGCTTCGTGTTCCCACATGATGCGCTTGCAATGGTCGCACGTTTCGGTTTCTTCAGACTCCCCGCTATTAGTTATGCCAATGCATCGCCATCCGTCCCCATGCGATGGGGGGTCTTTTAAGTGCAATTTAGTCGAACGATACATGAGCCGATAAATAGACGGAGTGGACGCGCATTTCTCGCAGACTAATGCTCCGTCGTCCATAATTGCCGCCCATGTATATCCCGCATGGGTCTTGTATCGCGCTAGGTTTCTCAACTGTTCTAATGCGTTTCGCATGATGGTTTCTCCCTGTTAGGTTATGCGGCTTCGTCCACGGCTTCGACTTGCGTGCCACACAAGTATTCAGCGGCTTCACGCGCTAGGCTCGCGGCTTTGAAGATTGCTTTCCGGTCGTTCTTCAACACTTGCAGCCAGTTGTTCAGATATTGAGCATGGTCTACTCGCGGCTCATTCGATATGCCAAGGTGAGCGCAGCAAAAAGCCGCACCCAACTCAGCGACCAATTCTTCAAAAGCATAAGAGTGCGTTCCAAAGCCGTCCGACTGCTTGCGGTTCTTGCGGGTTGGATGCTTCGTCCAATGTACCAACTCATGCGCCAATGTTGAGTAATAGCACTCAGTCGCGCTACTGGTCGCAGTTGCCGTGAATAACTCTTTTTCGGGCATTTGAATTTTGTCGAGTGAGGGGATATAGCAGGCTCGACCAGCTCGCAAGTGCTCAATGTTTGCACCCGTATCCCGCGCCCATGTTTCAGCACGCTCGATCGTCTCGACTTCGTTCGGCTTCGCGGTGTCGATACCCTTACAGCGATCAGCGAGCGCACCGTCAACTTGATCAGCGTTAAACACGTTGAAGTATTTGAGCATGGCAAAACTAGATTTTTCGCCTGTTTGCTTGTCCTGTTTTTCAATCTTCGAGAAAAAGACAACGATGCTCGATTTTTCCCCTTTGCGAACGCTACAGCCCGCGGCTTGCCATTGCTTGAATGACGCCCATGCGGAAGATTGAAACGGCGTGAAGTTGAGCAATACCGTGTTAATGCCGCGATAGTTTTTCCCCGTTGTCGCGTTATACGGTCGCAAGTTGTTGCGGCTTTTATTAAATGGGTTAGTCCAGTTGGTTCCGGCAGTTTCCATCTGCGCGATCACTTTATCGGTAACAGTCTGGTAAAGATCGAAAGCCATTTGTGCGTCTCCAGTTAGTTGTTAGGCGTAATCGTTCTGTTCGTTATCTTCGCGAGCCTTATCGTAGCCGCGCAAGTATTCAGAATTTTGCGTCTTATCCCTAGGAATTTCAGAGCAAGCATCATCATAGCCGCGCCTAAATTCCGCGCTCTGATTTACGAACCAAACATAGGCTGAAAGATTCATGTTCACTCCAGTAAATAGTTATTCGACGGGGAAAGTTTAAAGCAATCGGCTTGAGTCAAGTATATATATGTTTGCGTGACCATTCTGCGGATACTCAATCGGCTTGAGTAAAACGAACGGAGAACGGTTATAGGCGGACTACATGGGGAGCGCGGCTTGGGTATTGGTTGCGCGTGAAATCGGCCAATAGCGAGTAGTCCACAAGTTATGCACAAGTTATCCCCCATGCAAAAAAGTTGTGTGGATATTCTGTGGATAACTAAATGCAAATAGTTACTAACTGCAACTGCAAACGCGAACCAATAACAACTGCAAACGATACGCAATAACATCTAGGTTCCATCTAACATCCGGCAAGATGCGAATAATTATCGTTTGCGGATGGGGATGCGTCTCATTCGCACCCACGGGGTGACGGGTCCCATCTGCCCAAATCATCTCCGCACCGACGCGCAACTTTAGGGTCCCCTACCCGCTTGTGCTGCAAAATGCACCGGGTCCCATCAGGCTCCCCTACCCGCTTGCGTTTATTTGTGCTAGGGTCCCATCCGGGTATCTGGCGGGGTGCGCCCGCAGTGTCTGGCAGGTAGCTGAAGGGACCCTTGGGCTGGGGATTCTCGATCCTAGGGACCCACCATCTAAGGCAACGTCCGCGCCAGTGGTAAAGCAGCAAACAACCGGCTGCACGCGGCCTCCCGGCAGGTTGATCCTGCATACCCTCTGGTGCTATATGGAGTCCTTTACGGAGGTTGTGATGCCGACGAAATCCAAGGTGAATGCAGCGGGCAACTACACGAAGCCCGAAATGCGCAAGAAGCTTTTCAACGAGATCAAATCCCAAGCCGTGCAGGGCACCGCAGCCGGACAATGGTCAGCCCGCAAAGCGCAGTTACTTGCCAAACGCTACAAAGAAAAGGGCGGCGGGTACAAGGACTAAGCCATGAAAGCACCTCAGAAGTCTTTGAAGGACTGGACCGCTCAAGAGTGGCGCACCAAGTCGGGTAAACGATCTTCGGATACTGGCGAGCGGTATCTACCAAAGGCAGCTATCAAATCTCTTAGCCCACAGGAATACGCAGCCACGACGCGAGCCAAGCGAGAAGGCAAGGCCAAGGGCAAGCAGTTTGTTCCTCAGCCGTCCAAGATCGCCAAGAAAACCTCGCGCTTCCGTTGATCTATGGCTGAAGCGGCCAAACAACCGGCCACCGAACCGGCCAAGGTTGACTTAAACGATCCGCTCATCAAGGAGCTCAATAAGTTACCCACGGCGGATTTGCTGGCGTACAAGAGTCGGCTGGAGTGGGCGCAAAATCGTCACAAGCATCAACGTCCGCCGAAGGGTAACTGGACTGTTTGGCTATTGCTTGCGGGCCGTGGTGCTGGAAAGACTCGTGCGGCAGCGGAATGGATTTGGTGGCAGGCGTACAAAGCGCCCGAGACACGTTGGTTGGTTTGCGCACCGACCTCAGCGGACATTCGCGACACTTGCTTTGAGGGCGACTCTGGTTTGATTCAGGTCATGCCAGAGCAAATCGTCAAAGAATACAACCGCTCTCTTTCGGAAATCATTTTAACCAACGGATCACTCATCAAGGGCATCTCAGCCGAGACTCCCGATCGGCTACGTGGTGGTCAGTGGCATGGTTGTTGGACTGACGAGTTGGCTGCTTGGCAGTACGACCAAGAAGCGTGGGACATGATCATGTTCGCGCTGCGTCTGGGAAAGCATCCACGCATCGTGGCAACGACGACTCCAAAGCCCAAGGCGCTGATTCGCGATCTGATTGAGCGTGATGGGGCTGATGTTCATGTAACGAGAGCATCTACTTACGAAAATATTGCGAATTTAGCCCCGACTTTCCAGCAACAGCTACTGAAGTTCGAGGGAACGACGCTTGGACGGCAGGAAATTCACGCCGAAGTGCTCAATCCCGAAGAGCAGGGCATCATCAAGCGCAATTGGATCAACCTCTGGCCTGCGAGTAAGCCGTTGCCGGTGATTGAACACATCGTGATGTCTTTGGATACGGCCTTCACGGAGCAAACAAGGGACAAAAAGACCTCCGATGCCGACCCTTCAGCGTGTGTGGTGCTGGGTTTGTTCTATCAAGATGAAAAACCTAACATCATCCTTTTGGATTGCTGGGAAGATCGGCTCGGAATGCCCGATTTGATCAAGCGAATCCAGAAAGAGCGCGAGGTTTACTACGGCGGCGAGGAACAAAGGCCGATGATTAGGCCGATGATTGGTCCCAATCGCGCACATGGAGCCGGAAGACGCCCCGATACCATTGTGATTGAAGACAAAGGCAGCGGAATCAGCCTAAGACAGATGCTAACTCGCGAAGGTATCGTCGCTCACGCCTACAATCCGGGAAAGGCCTCGAAATTAACGCGCTTACACATGGTCAGCCACCTATTTGCAGGCGGAATGATCTGGTTTGTGGAGTCTGAGAAGCGAAAAGGTCAGATTCGTTCGTGGGCGGAGCCGCTTTTGTATCAGTTGTGCTCGTTTTCGGGCGAAGGCAGCATCCGGCATGACGATTTGATGGACGCTTGCACCCAAGGTTTACGTTTCCTTGCGGACAAGGATATGATAAGCGTGAGTAAGCCTAAGCCGTTGCAGCCTAGGTTGATTGTGAACGAGCGCCCAAGAGGAAATCCGTATGGCGTCTGAAGATCTTGACGAGAATGAAAACGAACTAGGAGAAGCCCAAGAAGAATTGGGTGAAATGTTCGAGCTTCCCGAAGAGATTTCGGACGTTGAAGACACCGAGGACGGTGGCGCGATTGTGCGCTTTGGCGAAGAGCCTTCTCCGGCATCGGAGTCTGAGTTTTACGCCAATTTGGCTGAAACGTTGCCCGAAGGCGACATGGACGCCGTGGCTCAGGACTTTTTGGGGTTAATTGCCAAGGATAAGGAAGCGCGGAAGAAGCGCGATGAGCAGTATGAAGAGGGCATCCGGCGAACCGGACTTGGCGATGATGCACCGGGCGGCGCTCAGTTTCAGGGCGCAAGTCGGGTTGTGCACCCCATGCTCACTGAAGTATGCGTGGACTTCTCTGCCCGAGCTATTAAGGAGATTTTCCCAGCCGAAGGTCCCGCCAAGGACTACATCATTGGGGATGAAACTGCTGACAAGGTAGCCAAGGCTCAGCGCAAGACGCGGTATTTGAACTGGCAGATGACCCAGCAGATGCCGGAGTTTCGGGCAGAACTAGAGCAGTTGCTCACGCAGGTTCCGCTGGGCGGTGCTCAGTACTTGAAGCTTTCGTGGGACCCGAACAAGCGTCGGCCTGTCCCGCTCTTCATCGGCATCGACGATATTTATCTGCCCTATGCGGCAACGAATTTTTACTCCTCCGAGCGCAAGACGCACGTTCAGTACGTGACCGAGATTGAGTACCTTCAGCGGGTACGCTCGGGGATGTATCGCGATGTGGATTTGGCTCCGACCACGATGGACCCGGACATCTCCAAGTCCGAGAAGGCCAATAACAAGATCGAAGGTCGCGATTCCGACGCCTACGATACGGACGGTCTGCGCACGATTTTTGAGATTTACGCAATTGCTGACTTGGAAGAAGAGTACGGACTTGCGCCTTACATTTTCAGCATCGACAAAGTAACCGGCAACGTTCTCTCGATTTACCGCAACTGGGAAGAGGGCGATGACACGCTGCAAGAGATGCAGTGGATCGTTGAGTTCCCGTTTGTGCCGTGGCGTGGTGCGTATCCGATTGGTATTCCGCAGATGATTGGCGGCATCTCGGCTGCGGCGACGGGTGCTCTTCGCGCACTTCTGGACTCCGCTCACATTGCCAACTTCCCCGGCATGCTCAAACTCAAGGGCGGTCGCGAAGGCGGTCAGTCCGAGCGCATTGATCCGACCGAAGTCAAAGAGATCGAAGGCGGCGCTTTTAGCGATGATATTCGCAAGATTGCGATGCCGTTGCCGTTTAATCAGCCCTCGCCGGTTCTCTATCAGCTTCTAGGGTTCTTGGTTGATGCGGGTAAGGGCGTTGTGCGCACGACGCTCGAAGACATTGCTGACAACCAAGGCAACATGCCGGTGGGTACGCAATTAGCTCGTATTGAGCAGGGCATGGTGGTGTTTAACGCCATTCACGCTCGCTTGCACGATGCCATGGGTCGCACGCTCAAAGTCCTGCATCGACTCAATGCGATGTACTTGGAAGACGAAGAGGTCAAGGACGAGACGGGGCAACTTCTCGTTAAGCGTTCAGACTTCTTAGGCCCGATGGATGTCGTGCCGGTTTCGGACCCGAACATCTTCTCCGAGGCTCAGCGTTTTGCTCAGGTTCAGGCGCTATCCCAGCGTGCGATGGCCCTGCCGCAGATCTACAACGTCCGCAAAGTCGAAGAGCGCATTCTCAAGCAGTTGCGCATTCCTAACCCGAAGGAGCTTTTGATCCCGGCACCGGAGCCGAAGGAACTCAACGCCATTAACGAAAACGTAGCAGCGACGTTGGGTCGCCCGGTTAGCGCGTTCCCGCAGCAAGATCATTTGGCTCACTTGCAGGCGCATTTGGACTATCTGACGAGCCCCATTTTGGGCGGTTCGATGTTGATGGCTCCGACGTTTGTTCCGGCTATATTGGGTCACATCAAGGAACACATTGCGCTGTGGTATGCGACTCATGTCTTTGAGGTGGCCTCCGAAGCGGCGGGCCAAGACATTTCTGAGTTCCAGAAGGTCAAGTCCACTGAGGTCAAGAAGAGCTTTGATCAGCTTTTGGCAGCGGCTTCGCAGCGTGTGGTTCCGGATGCCGGTCAGGCATTTGGTGCGATTCCGCAGATCGTGCAGCAGGCGATGGGCATTCTTCAGCAGTTGCAGGGCATGGGTCCGCAAGATCCGAAGATGGCTGCTCAGATGGCCGAAACGCAGCGCAAGGCTCAGGCCGATCAGGCTCAGATCGCAGTGGATCAGGCTCGCTTGCAGTTGGAGCAGGCAAAGATGCAGTTGTCGGCGGCTGAGAAACAACAGCGTCAGCAGGACAACATGCAGCGCGAGATGATCAAGCAAGATCGCCTTGACAAGCGTCAGGCGGCGGAACTTGAGGTTAAATTGGTTACAAACCGTGAAGACAACGATACGGCGAAGCAAATTGCCGCGATGGAAGCGATCACGGGCGAGAAGGTCGGTGTTTCAACAGGAACGGGGATTAATCCGTAAGGGGTGATTTATGGCAAATGATTACATGAACCAACACAAGATGATGGCTATGGGCATGAAAGTGTCCGGCCAGAAAATGATCAACGGTGGCTCCAAGAAGGGCATGGTTGATCAGTCCAAGGGTGTCAAGGGCGACCCGAAAGCAACGCCCGCCATGATTAGCAAAGGGAAACAAAATGCATGATTGAACGCATCATTGACGAATTGGAGCTTGCCAAGGCTCGTGTCGCACACGACGCGATGAAGCGGCAGCTAGAAGGGAAGGATGCAACGTTCGAGTATGGCAAGGCAGTGGGCACGTATGCCGGGTTGCAGGCCGCGTTAAATTACATTGATCGTCTTCTCAAGGATGATGAAGAGGACGGAGAGGAGTTTTAAATGTCAGCTTTGGATGAGGCTTTTCCGAGTGTAGAGCCGGGTTTGATTCCGTTTGGTTCGCGAGTCCTAGTGCAGATTCGCTCAGCAAAAAAGACTTCTGCTGGTGGCATTATTTTGCACGCAGAGACTCGTGATACAGAGATCTGGAACACCCAGATCGCGAAAGTTGTGAAAGTAGGTCCGTTGGCCTTCAAGAATCGCAACACGATGGAATCTTGGCCGGAAGGCAATTGGTGCAAAGAGGGCGAGTTCGTCCGAGTACCCAAGTACGGCGGTGATCGTTGGAAGGTGCCGTTTGGCAAAGACGGGGAAGAAGAAGCCCTGTTTGTAATATTCAACGATCTAGACATCGTGGGTGGCGTAGTGGGTGACCCGCTTGCCATCAAAGCGTTTATTTGAGGTGAACCATGGCTAATAACCAGTTGACTGAGAATGACGGCACTCCAGAAAACGAGGAGTACGTCATTACCGAGACACCCCCTGAAGAAGAGCAGCCGGAGCAAGAAGAACCCGATGTTCAAGCTTCAGCGGAGGACGATGAGGACGAGGGCGATGAGCGCCTTTCGGCTTCGGATGAAGACGACGATGACGACCAGCCGCGAGGCAAGAAGCAGCTAACTCCCGAGGAGAAGCGTGCGCAGCGTCAAAATCGCAAGTTCCGTCGTCGAGCCGCTATTGAGCACAAAGAGCGTGAGTTGGCGTTCCTGCGTGCCGAGAACGAAGAGTTCAAGCGTCGGCTTTCAAACGTCGAGAAACAAACCAATCAGTTCAATCTGACGGCGGTTGACCAGAAGTTGAACGAGGCTTTGAACGAAGCCCAGTTGGCTGAGCGGATCATGGCGAAAGCCATTGAGCAGGGTCAGGGCGAAGATGTCACCAAGGCACTTCAGATCCGTGATCAGGCTTTAGAGCGTGCCCGTCACCTCAAGGCTGCAAAAGAGCAAGTTGAGCGTCCAGCCCAGCCCAAGCAAGGGAAAGATCCCCGCGTGGCCGCGTATGCCCAAGAATGGGTTAAGGCCAACAACTGGTACGACCCGTCTGGTAAGGACGAGGATTCGGCCATCGTGAAGGTGATTGACCAGCGTTTGGCTGCGGAAGGCTTCAACCCGGCCTCGGAAGATTATTGGGTGGAATTGGATAACCGGGTGGCTCGCAGGCTTCCCCACCGATACGGAGAAGATTCTGTGGAAAAGACAAAAGCCGCGCCAAAGCGTGGTGGTCCGCCGGTTGGTGGCAAGCGCGAATATGCGCCGCCGTCTACCCGAAAAGAGGTGTATATCAGCCCTGATCGCAAGCAAGCCCTCATTGATGCGGGCGTCTGGGACAACCCAGAGTTGCGTCAACGCTACATAAAGCGTTATGCTGAATACGATCGTAACAATTCTTCTCGCTAAACAAGGGAGCGAGTTATATGAGCGACGAAAGACTGAAGAAAGTACTTGGCGAAGGGCGTGAGAACCGGTCTGCGTATGATCGCGCAGCAACTGAGAGCCGCGAGCTTTCAGACGATACCCGCGTCGAGATGTTTCGACAGCAGTTTATTCAGGCCGCGTTGCCTGATCTGCCGAAGATTCCGGGTTACCACACTTGCTGGTTGACCACGACAAACCCCCGAGATTCGATCCAAGCGCGGATCCGTCTCGGCTACGAACCGATCAAGCCCGAAGATGTTCCCGGTTGGGAATATGTTTCGATCAAGACAGGCGAGTGGGCAGGATTTGTCGGTGTTAACGAGATGTTGGCGTTCAAGCTTCCGATGTCGCTGTACAAAAGGTACATGCAGGCTGTGCACTACGATGCACCCAATCAGGAAGAAGAGCGACTCCTCAGCACCAACGAGAGCATGCGAGAGCAGGCTGAACGGGCTGGGTCAAGGATGGACGAAGGTGACGGCATGTCGGCAATACGGGAATCCGCTAAGGTTCGCGCTCCGCAAGAGTGGTGACCTAGCAACTTTTTTTAGAGGATAACCAAATGCCTTCGACCAGTGCAGCTTTTGGCCTGCGTCCGGCTTTTAGTCCTTCGGGCATCATTCGTCCCGTTGCGATGACTATTGAGTCGGGCTACAACGCCAACATCCTTCAGTTCCAACCAGTCGTGATTAGTGCCACGGGCAACATTCAGGCTGCTGGGGCTAGTACTCCGTTCGTCGGTACGTTCATGGGTGTCGAATTTACCGACACTGATGGCCGTCGCCGCGTAAGCAACAAGTGGACCGCCGGTACTTCGGCAACCGACATCGTTGCTTATGTCACGACCGATCCCTCCATCGTGTACGAGATCCAAGCGGACTCGTCGCTCGTTGTGGGTGACATCGGTACCCAGATGGACTTTGACAGCGTTACGGCTGGCAGCACCACCACGGGCCTTTCGGCTGCGATGTTGGACGTTGCTTCCAAGACGACTTCGGGCAGCGCTCTCTGCCGTGTTGTGAATCTCGCCCCCGAGATCAACAATGCGTGGGGTGACGCTTACACCATCGTTCAGGTCCAGATCAGCGAGCACCAGTTTGTCGCTGACCGTGTAGCATTCTAAAGGAGGACTAGAACATGGCAGTCCCAATGCGTAGTACTGACTTTCGTTCCATTGTTGAGCCTATTCTTAACGAGGCTTTCGATGGCGTTTATGACCAGCGTGCTGACGAGTGGAAGCAAGTCTTCGTTCAGCAGCAGGGCATTCCCCGTAACTACCACGAAGAGCCGGTTCTGTACGGGTTCGGCGCTGCTCCGGAACTTCCGGACGGCACCGCTGTCACGTATCAGGCTGGTGGCGTGCTCTTCTTGCAGCGTTACGTTTACAAGGTCTACGGCCTTGCGTTCGCGCTCACGAAGGTGCTCGTGGAAGATGGTGACCACATCCGTATCGGCCAGACCTATGCCAAGCACTTGGCGCA